CAACCCACAGCCAAAAAAAACAAAATTTTAAGGAGGTATAAGATGAAGGAATATTGTATTAATACTGAAGAAAGATTTATTTGGTATTTAATGTATAAATATGTTTGGAAATATGAATTAGAAAGTATTAGCGATGCTTTTGATATGTATGATGATGAATGTATAATAAACAAAAATAAACTATATATAAGGAGATAAAATGTTAAATAAATACAGAAATTGCACAAATTTAAGCGATTCTTTAGCAAAGGCAATTGAAAGGGTTTGCAAAGAAAAAGATAAAGAAAACAAAAGGAGAAATAAATGAGAACAGAAAAACAAGAGAAAATGCGAAGATTTAGTGCGAAATTATTTGATATAATGATAGACTATCAATTAGGCTATAAAGCACAAGGAATAATAGAAGAAATAAGAGATTTCTTACACGAAGAAGAAGACAAAGAAGGAGGAAAAAGAAAATGAAAAAATATTTAAAGGTTACAATAATAGATGAAAATGGAGAAGAAGAAACACATAATAGAGTATCTAATATAAATTTTTTTAAAAATTATTCAGATTATAATCTGTTATTTAAAGTTGAAAAATTAACAGATGAAGAATTTAATGAAACTGAACAATAAAATGGTAAAGGAGAAAAAAATGAAAAAAATAAAAATACATTATATAGAAGGTTATTATTATGTTGAAGATAATTATTTATGTTATTCTTGTGATGATTTCCAAGAAGATATAGAGGTATCAGATTTATGTGATTTAACCATATCTCAATACAATGAATTGGTAAGTGAATTAAATAAACATTATCCTAAATATGCAATAAAATATTTAGAAGGGAGATTTATATAATGAAAAAATATAGTGTAATTGATGTTCAAGAAGATAGTTGTGGATATATGGAATATACTTGGTTAGAGCCAATGACAGCACATCAATTAAGGAAACATTTCCTTGAACAATGGAATGATATAGCAGAAGATAGTGGTGGAGAAAAATACAGATATTGTGATGTAACACTTAAAAATATACAAGAATTTCAAGAAATAATA